CTCTGCACGATTTCTATTTGTAAACTCTTCTTCTGCTTTCATTCTTGCAATGCCTTCATAATCTGTGTCTGGGTCTGGTGAGCCTGAAGGTGTATTAAAAGCATCAATTGCTCTATCTACTGTTGGACCTAAAACTTTTTCCATTATGTCTAAAGCTTTTTGACCCATGCCTTTAGCCTTTTGTCCTAAAGTTTCTTTAGCTTGGTTTCTATACATGTGGTCATCTACTTCACCTCCATGACCAAAACCCGGTAAATTTTTTATTTTGAATCTATCACCACTTAAATGAACTATATGTTGACTCATGTTTTCACCGTCCATTCCAAGCTGTCTAATCAAATTGTTTATTTCTTTTCTTGAATAAGTTTTACTTGACGGACCTAAAGTTTTTGTTCTTACTTTACCGCCTTGAGCATATGAACCATACTTAGGTTTTTTCATTAAAGAATAACCACCAGCTGCAAACCCTTCGTCACCCATTTGTGCATACTCTTGTTTAGCTTCGCCTTCGTCATAGTCTGCTTCGGCTTTAGCCATCATCTTTCTAAGTTTGTCTACACCTAATTGCTTTACAGCTTTAGCTGTTATAACAAACTCACCATCAGATAACTGTGCTGGTATTGAGTCACTTGTTTCTGTACCCGGTCCTTCTACTTCGCCCGCTCCAGTAAATTCACCTGTTCCCATTGTGCTGCCTAGGGTATCTAATATGTCTTCCAGTTCAGGATAGTCAGACATAGCTTCGGCTAAAACACGTTCTTGCTCTGCTGTTAGACCGCTTTCTTGCTCCATCATCATATCATCTTCCATCATCATGTCATCTTCCATCATCATGGATTCATCATCAAAGTTTAAAGGTACTTCTGGTTGTAACATAGAACCAGCTGTATCAAAAGCGTCTACCTCTCCACCTTCAGCGTATCCTGTTTTTAATGGACTATACATAAATGCTTCCTCCCTTTCAGCTACTGGCACAGCTTCTTTTGTTAGCCTTCTAGCTTCTCCTTTTTCTGTTTCTGGATAAGTTGATTCCATTCTCCAGTTTCTTGCTGAGTCTGCTAGTAATCCGCCTTGTGCCATTTGTACTCCCCTGTATTGTAACGGTGTTGCAAACCCAAGCATTTCACATGCTTCTCTATCTCCTTCAGCACATCTTTTGCGTAGTTCATCTTTTGAGGTTGCAACGCCCATATTATTTTTTCATTAGTGTTGTTTTTATATTTAATATTTGTTCTGCTAAAGCGTATCTTCCTTGAGCCTTACAGATTTCTTTATCTTCGGTAGAGTTCATAACTCTGTTAACATTCATTTGTTTTTCTTTGTCTAAATACTCTTCAAATAAATGCCAAGTAGGAGATGACACCAGACTTTTTAACTTGTTAATATCCATTGTTAGCCTTGTGGCATCTGCATCTGTGGAGGAACACTTGCAGAAGTAGAACCACTAAACTGCTCTTCGCCGGGTTGTGGCGTTGCTCCTGTTCCTATGTTACCATTCCCTGTTCCTGTTACATCACTTGGTGGCGGTGCTTCTGGTGTAGGTTGTTGATTTTGTAGCCCTATAATTTCTGCATAGATAGCAGCTTCTTCAGGCGAATTTATTATTTCTTCGGGGTCAAAGTCAAGACTGTAAGCAAGTTCTTGTATAATCTTCGACACTTTGACAAAAGGCGCAACAGCGGGATTTTGTACTGACTGTAAAAAGGTTGTGAGTCTTTGAGACCTAACTTCTTTTTGCATGAGTGAACTAGTGCCTGTAGCTTTAACTTCAAGGTCTCCAGTAACATTTAACTCTCCTTCATAAAATTGCATGTTCCATTGATAAAAAGCTTTACCTAATGGTTTTAACAGGAAGTCATCTAAGTTTTTTACAACCGTCTTAATGTTTAAAGAGGCTGCACCCATTAGCATTGACATACCTGATGCTGTTCTTGTCATTCCTTGTACACCTGTATTACCATGAGAGTAGGAAGGTATTCCTGTTGCTTCGTCTGCTAGTTGTCTAAACCTATCAAACATCTGCATATTCTCTGGTGCTGTGTTAGGAAACTTTAATCCATATATAGACTGACCGGGCATACCCGCTTGTCTTTTAAATATCTTACCGGGATATATTTCCATAGACTGTCCGCTAACCAAAGCCGCTTCATCTATATCAAATACTAAAGACCCCGCTAAAGCTAGATTGTCTATAGCCATTCTTGCATGACCATTCATAATCTGCTGTGCATCTTCCATGTTCTCTGGAACTCCAACACCCCAAAAAGAATAAGGATTCTTTTCATAAGGGAATGCGTGGTAAGGAAGACGAGAAGGTTTAAAAGGATTAGAAACACCCAAGCATTGATTTGTATCTCTTCTAAGTCATCTATACTAGGGTCAACATTGAGTCCAGCTTCTCTAGCAAACTCAGCATCCATAACTCCCCAATACTCTAATACTTCATATCTTTCTGTTTCGTTCCAACTAGTATTGTTATCTAGTTTTATTTCGCTTTCGAATGACCGTTTATTATAATTATATCCTTGTCTGATACATTCTAATATTTTTTCTTTATCAAAGAAAGGACGATTCATTAATGCTCTTAGTTGAGACTTATTGTACTTATGTCTATGTACAATCCATTCTGCATCATCCATTGAAGTTGCGTTAGGGTCAGGATAGAAATCCCATGCGCTAACAAACTCTAACCTCGGTACTCTTACTCCTTCCGGTCTGTAAGCTCTCGTACCGTCTTCTTTAGTTTCCCATGAGTGTAATGTTTTATTATAATTAAACGGACCTTTGACGATGCCTGTACCCAAAAGTACCGCTTCAAATAACGCATTACGCAACTCCGTTGTTCCATTAGATTCTTCAATCTGGTCATGGATTAATTTTTCCATGCGTCTTGCTGCAATCTGTGCCGGCTGTATCTGTGGCATGTCAGGAGAACGAGCAACTCCTTTTTGAATAACTACTTCATCTTCTTTGTTTTTGTACTCGTCTTCTAACGAACCAAGAAACTTATCTGAATCTGTTTGGATTGCTCCCGGCTTTAATTCGTTACCGTCTCCAGCAAATCCGACATCAAAGGGATTGAAGTTACCTAAGTTGTCGTCTGTTACTCCTTCTATTGATGAGTAGTCTAAGTTACCTTCTAACTCTGGTGAGATATCTAAAGGACCGCCTAGGTCATCTTGTAAAGGATTTAAATGCGCATACTCTGCAATACCATCTGGTAAAGGAGTCTCTTGTATTTGTAATGGAAACTTCGCGCCAGAAAAAACTACATCGGCAAGTTGCCCATAGGCTGCAAGAGTTTTAGTCTTAGTGACTTTAATAAAGACCTTAGACTTTTCGTTTTCTTTAAACTTAATGTTCTTATTATAAATACCACGGTAGTTATGATAAGAGTTTAACCAACGACCTTCATCATCTTGTCTTCCTCGTTCAGCCGCTTCAAATTTTTCTTGTACTAAACCAGCTAACCTAGAAATAAATACTTCGCTTTGTTCTGCTGGAATTTCTTCTTCAGACATACTAGCAAAGTCATCAGCCGATTCAAACGGCTGTTCAGATTCGTTAATATCGTATTGTATTTTTTTCTCAGCCATTTACACGAAATTTAAGTAAAACCAATAGATATACATTATACAACGGTTTAAAGGTTTTGTCAACCCCTAAAAGCAAAATAAATTTAATATCCAAATACTTCGTCTACTGGTTGTGCTGTATCAAGGTTTCTTTTAAATTCAAACATGTCTTGGTGAACATTTGCTCTTGGTCTTGACATTATCAAATAACGCAACGCATCATAGGCATGGTCAGGTGCTTTTGTATCTACATCTTCCGGTCTTACTTTATCTACAGGTATTGTTTGTAGTTCTCTAATCAAATGAGGACAAGAGTTAAAGATTTGCATCTTAGGTCTGCCGTCTATCTTATTAGGTTTTAATCTTTCATGTATTTGTATTTTACCCGCTAATCTATTTTTATCAGCCGGTCTTAGCTTATGTCCAGCTCTAACAAGTATCTCTCCTATTGTTGGACCAGTATAGCCAGTTCTATTCCAAGCTGCACCGTCTAACACTCCCGGTATAGAATAAGCATCGTCTTCTTCATAAGCTGTTATGCGTTCTGCTAAATCCTCACCAGTTAACCCTTTTTGATATAGTTCTCTATATATTATAAGTGTATCATCTTCTGGGTCAACCGCTGCCCATATTACAGCAGACTCCGCAGAATAACCGTAGTCAACTCCTTTAAGTCTTGACCAACTAGGAGGTATAGCAAAAGGAGGAATAATATGTTTCTCTGTGTCAAATTCTACAAACGCCGCGCCTTCATTAATTTCCCAGTTACCTTCTAGTAATTGTTTTCTTTGTACTGGTGGTAGAGACTCTAACATTTTCATATAGTCAGTGTCTGCTAAGTATGGATTGTCTTGCAGTAAAGCAGGTATAAACTTTCTTATAACATTATCTTTACCTATAAATGATTCGTTAGCTGGTGAGTCTTCTATATATCTTTTCTTTACCCACGCTGCTCCGCTACCGCCGGGGTTAGCAGTACAACGCATATAGGTTTGTATTTCTGGGTCTGTTGTTCTTAGTCGAGAGGCTAAGTAGTTCCACGCAAACTCGGTGGGTAGGTGAGTAATTTCATCAAAGCCAATCCAACTGTAGGCTTGTCCTTGGAATCTGTATACATCTGAATCTTTTTCTAGGAAAGAGAATTGAATAGTAGCGCCAGAAGGGAACTTCCATATCTTGTCCACTTCTCTAAACTTAGCTCCGATAAAAGCTTTGGGGTAAAGCTCCCTACTCTTATCAATGAGTTCTCTAAGTTCAGGCATAGAGCGTCTTAGTATTAATGCTCTGTGTTGTTCTCTGTGTGCGTATCGTAATGGGTCAACTAACATAGCGTAAGACTTACCGCCTCCAGCTGCGCCACCATACAAAACATCTTTCTCAGGGGCGGCGAGGAAATCTGTTTGCGGTCCGGGGTTTGGTTCAAAGAGTATCCTCTTGCCCGCTAAGTTAGCACCTTTGATTGCTTCCTTAGATATAATACTCTTTTTCGGATTGCTTGCTACTTTTTTTGCAGCTCTAGTAGCGGTCTTTACTTTCTTACTAGCTATTTTTTTATTAGCTTTCTTTTTTTTATTTGCTCCTTTAACTTTGCTGAAGCGTCTAACAGCCCCTTTTTTAAATCCTCTTTTCTTAGCAGGAGTTCCATCAGCTTTTAGTTTTACTTTATTATCAACAACAGCGTACTGTTCTATATCTAAGTCAGGGTATTTCTTTTTAAACTCCTCAAGGCTTATGTAACTAACAACCCTCATTTCTTAACCTTACCACCCTTCTTAAATCCTTTTTTCATTTTTGCATAAGCTGAATCACTAATAGTAGAGTTTGCTTTACTTCTACTTGTACCTGCTTTCTTTCTAGCATTTATATTATCGTATAAACCTTTTTTCTTTTGCATTATTAAATTCCTTTGTTATCTAAAGAGTATCTTAAAGAAGTTCCTTATTTTAATTATTTATAAAATTAAAAAAATAATTACTCCCTCAGATATTCTATAAGAATATTATACACCTAATTCTATTAAATGTCAAGCGATTTGTATCTTTTATTTATTACTTTCATTAAACCCGCCGGGCTAATCTTTCTATCAGTCTTAAAATATAAGTAATCACAAGCTTCACGCAATGACAATGCTTTATTTTGTACATGCTGTGCAGTTTCATCTAGAGCATTTAACTCAGACTCTACAGGTTCGTAGAAACCTTCGTGCTGTTCCGAAGTTTTATAACCAAATGGTATAGTAGAACCTTTCTTTCTAATTAGTATTACTTCTTTTTCTTGTCTTTGTAATAAACTAGTCATGAATTATCTCCGCATCATCTGCATCTATAGTTATTTCTTCTTTTGCAGGCATCACAAAGATACCCCCTGTGACTGTATGGTCTACACTTACCTTTGCTTCTTTAATAACACCCACTCTATCTAACAAACTCTGTGCAGCATTTAGTTTTTGATTAGCTTGAGGTATAGGAATATTACTTTCCATAATGTCTACAAGTTTATTTGCAGCTTTTGGAGCATTCCGCGCCAAAATTAGCGTAGCTATTTCTACAATCTCATGCTTTAAAGACTTAACTAGAGCAGTAGAGCCTGCACCTTCCTTATATCCCGCCTTATCCATAGCATTATTAATGTTTCCAAGGGGGTCTTCGTACAAAGCATCCAAGAACTTCTCTTGTTTCTCTGTATACTCTTCTTTTTTGGCGTAAAATGTATGACATTGCTATAACTACACTAGTGGGGCGGGGGGTGGCATGCCTACCCCATGCGATTGCTCGCACACGCGCGCATATTTTATCGCGCACACGCGCAGAATCTCTCAGTCGCGCGGACAGGCGTGTAATATGACTGGAATTCTGGTTAACGAAAAAAAATAATCGTTGACTATGTGAAATTTTTGTGCTATTACGCGCGCGTTACCCTCTCTTTTGGCTTTGTAGCAATATTTTCAAGTAATTAAAATAATTTCGGTTGATGTCATCGGCGCAAGCTCAGAATTTTAAAAGGCTTGCGGGTTATCATTTAAAAAATCTTTCACCAAATAAAATAAAAACGCTTGACTTATGGGCTGAAAAATGCTTACATGTATATATCCCTTGACGGCGCGGGGATTTAACACCAAACACCGCAAGCAATTCAACCGCGGTTGATTTGGTGGTTCTTTAAAAATCAGGTTATAGGCATGCATTTGGAACGGTTCGTTCATTAGTGCATGGATACCTATAACCGCAATAATATAACTAACCAAAGGAATAAAAAATGACTAAAAAAGTTGAAAATAAAAGAGTACATGAAGTTATCGAAACACCTGTTAATAATGTGAAAATGACTTCTTTTTTAACCAATGTAACTTACCTTAACACCGCCGATGCTGATACAGAAAAAGCGAATGTTAAGGCGCTTTCAAAGTGTAACGATATAGTGCAAGATTTCAAAGGCTGGAACGCTCAAAATCTCAGCACTAAATACCAAAAGTTATGCAACGATAGTGGCATATTTTTCAAGGCAAAAAAGGGTATATGTTTGCATGAAAAAAGCGGTGTTAAGTTAGGAAAAACAGCTTCAACGGTTGTTAGTGCTTGCAAGCGCTTTATTAATGATAATCAAGTGATTGATGATAAAACCACTTATTCAAGCATTAAAGAGCATTTCAAGAAAAAGCAACCAAAATTGAGCGAAGTTAGAAAGGCTCAAAATAAAAGAGTTTTGGCAATGAGTGATTCATTAATTACTAAAATGTTAAAGCTCTATGATGACAATCAAAAGAGCCAAAATACCGTTAACAATGTTATCCAAACAACGGTAACAAAAAATAAAAAAGTTAAAGGTAAAATGGCAGGTGCTACGGCATAAGCCAAACGAAAGAACCCGCAGAAATGCGGGTTTTTTTGTGTCCGCTCAAAAATGTTTAATGATTAATACTTGCGATTTTTACGAGGTGTCAATCATTAAAAATTTAAATGTAAATAGCAATTCAACCGCGGTTGATTTGCTCAAGGTAGTAGATTGCAACCTATTTCAAATGCAATCTTATTGGAGATGATATGTCTAACCAATGGATAGAACTTCCCAAACAGGAAGTCAAGCCCTTGCACAATGTCCGCAAGTTTAAAAGTCTAGCTGATTTTAACAAGTCCGAACAAATGCGCAAGGATAACGCCCGCAATAACAGAAACCTGTCAAGCGGTGCAAAACTGATATACCTTAGTGGTAAGGCGCGCATGTGCAATGCTGAGAAAGTGTTAAAGCGCGGTAACCAAATGCGAGGTTATAAGATATGACTTTTCTTAAACCTAAATTTAAAACACGACATCTTAGTGG